AAACTAGCGTTTAAAGAGCAAGTTGCCAGCGCTAGAAGCCACTTGGACGGGCAAAAGTCCAAATACTATGAAGAAATTAAAGCTGGGTCAAAGTTGACTCCTGAACAACAGAAAGCTGTTAACTTCTTTAATAGATACAACAAAGAATCAGAAGAGAATCAAAAAGTTGTAGAGCGTCAAGCAAATACTTTTAAAATGAAAACTGACGGATTATTTAATAAAAACTTTAAAGGTTTTAATTATGATGTTGGTGATAAAAAGTATAGGTTTAATGTTAAAAATACAAACGAGGTAAAAGAAACTCAAAGCGACATTAATAATTTTGTCAAGAAGTTCTTGAACAAGAACAATGAAATGGAAGATGCTGCGGGTTATCACAAATCTTTGTTTACAGCAATGAATGCTGATGCTGTTGCAAAACACTTCTACGAGCAAGGTAAAGCTGATGCTTTAAAAGAAAGCATAGCTAAATCTAAAAATGTTGATATGAATCCAAGACAAGCTTTTGGTGAAGTTGAAGCTGGAGGTATTAAAGTAAAAGTATTAGGTGATAACTCTAATGATTTTAAGTTTAAAATTAAAAACAATAAATAACAATTTAAAAATTATTAAAAATGGCAATTACTAATGGAAGTTTACTAAACTCTTCGCCTGCTCCTGGGCAGCAAGTGCTTAGTACTAACTATTTAGACCTAGCTGATGCGTCAAACGCGGGGTGGGGTCAACAATATCTGCCAGACTTGATGGAAAAAGAAGCTGAGGTTTTTGGACCAAGAACAATTTCTGGTTTCCTATCACAAGTTGGTGCAGAAGAATCTATGACTGCTGATCAAGTTGTTTGGTCTGAGCAAGGTAGATTACACCTTTCTTACAAGGGACTTATCGAAGATGACAATGAAGCTGAAGGTGGACAGATTGAAATAACAACTGATATTGATGGTAACGATATAGGTACTGATCATGGTATTAGACCAAATGATTTAATTTTAGTAGCTGGTAACAACACTATCGTTAGATGTGTAGTTAACCACATAGACACTGCTCTCAGTGAAGGTGCTGATAGAATTACAGTATCACCTTATGGTTTCGCTACTTTAAATGCTGCTAATTTAACTGACGGTACAGCTGTTACTGTTTTAGTTTATGGTTCTGAGTTTAAAAAAGGATCTGCTGCTGATTATAGAACTACCGCTAACGAAGCTAACTTTAAAACTTTCTCTAATAAACCAATTATTATGAGAGACTACTACGAAGTATCAGGTTCTGACGCTTCTAAAATCGGCTGGGTAGAGGTTTCTACTGAAAACGGACAATCAGGTTACTTATGGTACTTAAAGTCTGAAGCTGAAACAAGATTAAGATTCACTGATTATATTGAAATGGCAATGCTTGAGTCTAAGCTTGGAGGTCCTTCTAAACCAAACACTGGTGACGAAGTTTACGGTGGTTTTATAGCAAACGCTGATAAAACTGACGATACTATCTATGGTTCTAACACTGGTCATATTACTGGTACTCAAGGATTATTTGATGCTATCGAAACTAGAGGTAATGTAACTTCTGGTGTAACTGGTGTTAACGCTGCTACTGACTTAGCTGAGTTCGATGCGATACTTGCTGAGTTTGATAGACAAGGTGCTATCGAAGAGTATATGATGTTTGTTAACAGATCAACTAGTTTAGCTATTGATGATATGTTAGCTTCAATGAACTCTTACGGAGCTGGTGGTACATCTTACGGTGTATTTAACAACTCTGAAGATATGGCATTAAATTTAGGTTTTACTGGTTTCAGAAGAGGTTCTTATGACTTCTACAAGTCTGACTTTAGATACTTAAATGACAAAGCTACAAGAGGTAGTATTAACGATGCTGCTGGATCTGCTGCTATAAGAGGTGTTATGATTCCTGCTGGTACTTCTTCAGTTTATGACCAAACTGTTGGAGCAAGCATGAAAAAGCCTTTCTTACACGTAAGATTTAGAGCTTCACAAACAGATGACCGAAGAATGAAAACTTGGGTTACTGGTTCTGTTGGTGCTACTACGTCTGCTTTAGATGCAATGCAACTTCATTTCTTAACTGAAAGATGTTTAGTTACTCAAGGTGCTAACAACTTTATGTTA